ACTCTAAGCGATCAATCTCGCCGTACACCACATCTCCCGGCGAGATAACCATCCCCGCCGGATATCGTTCACCTGCGTAAACGAATTCCCTGAGCACTGTCCACATTTGCGTTACTCCCATTACGACTCGTTCACGGCTGCCATCAGCAAGCCGCTCTGAGTCCCGGTGCCGGCCTCGGCCGTGAAGATGTAGGTCAACGTGTCGGCCACGGCGGTGCAGCCCAGGAAGTCGTTGTGCCCGCGCAGGACGATCTGATGCCCGGTAGCCGTCGAGTCGTCGTCGATGGCTTGTGCCTGAATCGTGCCGCCGCCGTAGTTATTGTGGAACAGGCAGTCCTCGAACCACGTTACCCACGGTATCGTCACGATGCCCGAGTCGACGAACACATGAGCGTGAGTTGACGGGCTACCACCGCTCCAGGCCAGGAACTCGCACTTGACGAACTTGTTGCGAGAGACAGCCGTCGCGCCGTGCAGCCACAGCCCGTATGTTGCCGCCGACCGGAAGTTGGTCAACTGTCCGATGGTGCAACGGTTAAACACATTCTCCGACCCGCTCATCTTGAGCGAGTAGGAAGCCGCTGTCGCCGACGTGGGCGCCATGAAGAACACGTTTTCGAAGAAGTTGCGGCTGCCGGTGACGATAGCCACGCCCGACGCAGCGCCGGTTGCCTTCTCCTGGTTGAACTGGATGTTCTTGACGATGCAGCCGTTGCCGGAGAATGTAATCACCGGCGTTGTGATGGTCGCAGCCAGCATCACCACCCGGCATCGCTGGCCTAGCCCGTACACGTTGGAACTGAGACCGACCAGGTGGGTGTAGTCCTTGTCCCACCCGATTGCGGCCGCCGGGTTATCGGCGGTATCGCCAGACAGGAACAGCACGACGTCATGCTGGTCGCCCGTGCACAGATCCTCGGCTGCTTCCAGGCTTTTGAGCGGATTCAGCCAGTTGGTGCCGGGATTGCTGTCGCTGCCGTTGACGGTATCCACCATGAAGACCTTTGACTTCGGCCCCCTGGGAATGCCCATCCCGGCAACGTACTCATTCAGGTTCTTCGGAAACAGACCCATATCACACCTCCCCTATGCCGTCAGCGTTGCAAACGGGCAGCGCGTCGAAGCGGTATTCACCCGGTTGATCGGGTTCGGCAACGCAAAGCCGATGCGCATTACCGCGCGCAGCGCCACCATGTCCTGTTGCGCCAGGTTGTACATGATCGTCCCGGCTGCATCCTGGATCACCGCCTGGTCGAGCACCTTGTAGGTGATGTCCTGGCGCATCGAGTAGACCAACTGCGACCAGTCGCCACTGATCATCAGCGAGGAGGCGGCCACAATCGACCCGTCATTCGGGAAGTACAGTGGCGTCCCGTCCAGCTCGTAGCGGCTAGAATCCTGCATGTTGGTTCTGAAGATCGGCTGCCCGTTGGCGTCGCGGACGTTGCGCAGGATGCCCTTCATGCTGAGGTGCGCCAGTGAGCCGGTGACGGCAAACCCGTCGGCTTCGACCAGCATGAACAGGCCGTCGGTGCCAGCGTCGGTCTCACCCAGGATCGCCTCGTAGTAGTCCGTGTACGCAGCCGCGCTGATGGTCTGGCTGGCCGCGGTACACAACGCGACGATACCCGCCGCGCCGAGGTCGGTGGTCCAGGTTGACGGGATGTTGGTTCCGTACAGAACCGCCCCCGCGATGGCGACGTTGGTTGCCGACACGATCTCGGGCTTAAGCTGTCCCCAGATGTCGTAATCAGCATCGTCCAACACAGCCTCCGGGATCGGCACGATCACCGCCAACTCTTCGGCGTCGATGTACTTGTTCTCCCAATTGACCTCGGTGCTCTGCTTCAGTCCGGTGTCGCCGCTGACGAAATAGGCGGTGGCAAGAGCGCTCATCACCGGCAGTCGTTTCTGTGCGCCGCTCATGTTGGGCAGCCGCCGCGCCAGCGTCAGCAGCGGGTTGGTCTCCGCGACACGATTGAGGATGTCAAACCCGACCTCCTCAGGAATCAGTGCCGCTGCATCGGTTCGAGAAATCAGATTGTTGTAAGCCATTTCCTATGCCCTCCGTAAGACTATCGTCCCGCCGCTCGCCGGATGTACTCGTTCATCCCCTGTGCGGCGGGTGGGTTGTTGGTGCCCGCGCCGGCGTTGCCCTGCGGTGTCTTCTGTGCCGCGGTGAACAACTCCGGGTAGGACTGTTTCAGTCGCTCGATGTTCGCGTTGCCGTGACGGTCGAATATCTCATCCTGCACCGCCACGAGGTAGGCCAGTTTCAGGTTGGTCACGCCTGCCTGGTGTGCCAGCTCGTAGAAGCCAGCCCGCCGGTCCGTCTCGGACAGCTGGTCGGCAATCTCGGTCAGCTTCCTCTGGGCGTCGGAGTCCTTCTCTTGACCCCTCGCCAGGTCGCGCACCTGTTTCTCCAGGCCCTTGCGCTCGCCGCGCTCGGACTCAAGCGCCGTGCGCAGCCCCTTGACGTGACCGTCAATCAGCCCCCTGACCCCATCGTCCTGACCGGACAGCCAGACATCGAACGTGGGCGGCGGTTGCTGCGCGCCGCCGGTCTGTGCCGTCCCGGTCGTCTGAGTCTGATTGGTGTTGGATTGCTCCGTTCCGTCTGGCATCTCGCCATCTCTCCCTGGGCATCCCGCCCGCTATTTTCCGCGTCTCGCGGACCGCTTGTTCGCCTGTTTGCTGGCGGCAACGAAAAGCCGCCTTTCGACGGCCTCCCTTGTAGACCGTGAAAAGCGGCTTGCGTTCGCCAGCCGATGTATTCGGTTACGTGCGCCCTACTATGGCGCGGGTGTTACCTCAACGGCGCACTACAACCAGACACGTTTCGTCAATTCTGTGGCTCGTGTACTCATAATCATGCGTAGCTCCCTCTCATGGCCGCCCCATCCCATCCGTCGCGCCGCGCAGTCGGTCGCCTCCAGCCACCGTATCCCCCGATCCTGATACTTAGCGACCAGCAGCAAATATCTCCCCAGCGCCCACATGTTCAATCGCCGTCTCATTGGGACTTCCTCAGCGGCGCTGGCGCAGGTCTCGGCGCCCATGCGTATACGTGAATCCCCAGGGTGGTGTCCGTGAAATACGTCGCCCCCGCTCGATAATCAACAAACCCAACAGTCGAGTCAGGGTTTCTATGAAAGTGCTGATATTTCCCATCCGCTATCCACGTATCACCGTGATGGTTGACAGAGAACACCACTTCTGCATCCAGTTCCGGCAGCCCATCCTCGCAGTATGTCCAGTCCATCACAACGTTCTCCTATCGGCTGATGAGCTTGCTGCGCAGTTCCTCACCGACCGCAAACGTCGCTGCCTTCAGCGCCGGGTCCAGGTTGACACCCAACCGCTTCGCCAATGCCTCGACGCCCTCTAACTGAAAGGTGATCATCGTAGTGCCGCCGGCTCTGGCTCGTATGCCCAGGCATACACGTCCCCATCCTGCGGACCCGGTATCAGATACTCACCGCTACCGTCACAGACAAACCCCCCATGCCGCACGAACTTACCGACGCGCAATACTGGAGGCACAATGCCGCGCTTTTCTTGGGGGCGGCGGACACAGAATACAACGCGCGTCTCACGAGCCTCTACCGGCACGTTGAAGCCCCGCTCACCTGGCTCTTCACAGTATGTCCAGTCCATCACAACGCCCTCCTATCGGCTTGCGTCTGTTGTGCCTCTATTCTATCACACTTATGCTGCCGGCGTAACTCCGCCGTGCGCGGCTCCATTGCCCGCATCCGCTCGACGGTGTCCACTTCTGCCAACAGCGCGTCGCGCCGGCGCTGCAAATACTCATCCATCCTTGCTAATAGTGCATCGACTCGGCGCATCCAGCACAATAGTTCTTCGTCGGTCACCCGGTCAACTCCTTCAGCGGTGTCACTTCCAACCCCGGCCCCCACGTCGGGCTGTATGTCGGCGTCGCCAGTTGTGCGAACTCGAACTCGCCCGCCTGGTATGCTTCGTACTTGCCCGGGCCGAGGATGCTGCGCTGCATGTCATCCGTCTGCGTGTCGAACCAGTCCTTGCCGGTCGGGTACTCCGGCATGTCAACGCCGGGTAGAACAGGGACGATGGCGCATCGGTCTTGCGGGTGAAGCTCCATCAGTTCGTCGGTTGCGTATTCTGTCCCATCCAACGCAATGCACGCTTCACAGACTCGCTCGTCGTGTGCCGAGATGCGCATATACTTCTGCACCCCCGCCTCCTGGTACGACTCGCGGCTTGCCTCACGGTAGGCGCGTATTTCCTGGTCACGCGCCACAAGTAGGATGTGATCCAGCCCGGGCGCCAACCCTTCGTTGATGATCGACTGGGCCGTCTTGCGTGGAGACCAGCCCAACGCCGTCGCTTGGACAAGACGGTCACTAATGGCCTGCGCCGTGATTGGGTACGCACGTTCGAGTATCACGTTCAACGGTTGGCCCGCGCGCGCCGCGGCGACGATCTTCTCCACCGCGCTGTAGTTGATCCGGTTGAACTCAATGCCGATGGTGCCCCACGCATCAAACATCGATGCCTGTATTGCTGCTATCCCATCCTGAAGACCGGCGATTGCCAACACACGCTGCTCAGCGTCGATGGCGCGCAGAGCATAGACGGAATACTGTGCTATCTCACTCTGCACCTGCGCCAGTAGTGCCTGGTAACGCTCTATCTGGTACAGCTTACCCAGTGTGATCACTTCACCCGCCGCATGTCGCCGCGCTATCTCAGCCGCCAGTGCGATAATGTCCTGTCGCAGCCGGTTCTCGACCATCAGCCAGCGGCGCGCCATTGCCTGCACCTGCTGCGCCTGCCGGTTACGCAGGTCACGCTGGAATTCGCGCGCTATGCGCACGACCAACGGCTCATGCGGCGGCATTGTCCACACCCTCAGCCTGCACCATTCCGTTATCAGCCTGCCCGCTGTCCATCGCACGCTGAGCGCGCAGTACAGCCGCCGCCAGTGTGTCGCGTTGCTGTTGCTGTTGCTCGGACAGCGCGGCGTCCAGCTCTGCCAATTCCTGATCGTTCCACCCCTGCCGCGACAGTGAGACGCGCAGCGGTATTCCCGCCTGTGTGTTGGTCAGCGTAATGTCGGCTTCCATTCGCGGCTGGATCGTCTCAACTGCCGCAAATACGGGCGTGATGGTCCCGCGCTCGACCGTGACGCCCGAGACGCGCAGCAGGAACGCCGCCGCCTCACGCCACACGGGCGTCACCCGCTCCGCGTACATGGTGGCCTTCTTGTTCAACGGGGCTTCCATTGCGACCAACGCCTCGCCGCTGGGATCCCCCCCCTGGTTGACGAAGTAGTGCTTGGGCGTCCGCGTGATGGCTGCGATTGCGCTGGCTAACTTGTCCATTGCAGTCAGGTAGTTGGTCAGCTCGGTCTGACTGAATTCGCCCACCTGCGTCGCCTGTCCGATGCCGTCGCCAGCCGGGACGGCCCATATCTCATTGGGTGCATTCTTTAGGCGCCCCACGTCGGCATTGGCAATGACATAGCGTTGCCGGAATGCGCCGAACTCGGCCGCGACCATCATGTCGCTCATCAGCTTGTTGATGGCGTCCTGGCTGGGTATCACGTTCGCCAGCTCGGACAACGTCTTGCGGCGCTCGCGGCGGAGGTGAAACACCGGAATGGCGCCGTATGGATTTGGCTGCACGTCGGTCTGCTTCAACGCCGCCGCGCTGGTCACCTGATCGCTCTTCTGCCGGCTGGCGTAGTATTCCAGCCGGTCCGGGTAGTACAGTGTCAAGAGCAGATTCCCTTCCTGCCCGACCCACCACTTACCGGCGAACATCGCATTGCGCGGGTTCTCCGGGTCATACACCACGTGGCACAGTCGCGGGTCGTTGTAGTACGCCTGCACCGCGCCGTCCGCGTCCGGCCACACGATCACAAACGCCTCTCCGGTCACCAACATCGCAAGATGTGCATCATAATCGTCAAGGTCCATCCCGGTCTGTTGCCACAGCGTATTGAGCGTCTCCGTCACCTGCTGGTTGTCGCCGACGTCAAACCGCTCCAATAGCAGCCGGTCCAGGATCGCGTCGATCACGACGGCGCACCAGTTCTGTGAGAAGTGGGTGTCGATCCGTGAGAACACGGCCTGTAGACGCTCCGTGCTATACACGAGTGGCTGGTCACCTTCGTAGTATCGCCACAGCTTCTCATACGTGCTGCGTTTCGCCGTCAGGGCATCGAATACCAGCTTGAGGTCGGTCATCCCTGGTAGCTCCGGGCGTGCGCTGTCGGGCGGCACAGGTCGGAGAACGCCCCACTCGCCCCGTCCATAATGTCATCGTGTGGTTCGTCTGGTTGGTTATGCATGTGCCTCAGAAACATCTCATTCCACGGGCCGCGCAGCAACTTGACGTTGCCGACCTCAGCCTGCGCCGCCAGTGGTTTGGCTCGCACCAACTTGTCGCCACGCGCAGGGATCCCGCCGGCGTCCAGACCAGCCAGCGTCCGCACCAAGCGCGCTGTCTCACGGATTCCGGCACTGCCCGGCTCTTGTTCCCAGCGCACCATGTAGCGCGTGCCGGTCTCCAATGCCGCTAACTCATCCTGCCGCGATAGATTGACGAGTGTCGTATCGCACTGCGCTGGCCCGATACGCTCGGCTAGGCAATCGGTGATGTAGTAGGCGCCCTTTACGAACCGCATCCGGACGGCGGCGGTAAAGTCCGGGTCGGGCTTGTCCAGCTGCTTCTCAGTAGCCGCGAAGTCCCAACGCCGGCACTCCACACCGCCGGCCGGCACCGCGTCGACAATCTCAAACCACGAGCGGTTGAAGACCTTGCCAGCCTCGGGGCGAATCTTCCAATTGCCGCCGCGCGTGCCCTCGCCGAGCAGTTGCAGCCTGTCCACCAGCGGCAGTGCCTTCAAGTTCGCCAAATAGCCGGGGTCTTTGGCGAGCAGAATCTTGTTGTCAAATACACTTGCCGGAATGAACGTTAGCGACTTTGGCGGTATGTCCGGGTATTTGGCGGCCAGCTCCTCACGGCTGTTCGACCATTCCAGCATCTCGTTTGTGCGCACAAACCAGCGCACAATCCCGGCGCGCTCCTGGATCGGATAGCCGTCCTCACCGATCCACCACGAGATGAGGTCGGCGATGAACGAGTCGGGGTCCGGGTTGCACGTTGCGCGGATGTAGGGGCGGACGCCACAGGTCGACCGATTGCGGCTCAGCATGTACCAGAACTGCGCGCCGCTGAAGTGCTCGAGTTGGTCATAGCCAATCAGCGGTATCTGCGCGCCCTGGTAGTTGTGAACGTCCGTGTCATACTGCATGTGCGCGAACCCCACCCGTGCGCCGCTGTGAAAACGCCACTCCATATCCTTCTGGTTCGGCCGGGCGCCCAAGAGACTGTAAACGTAGCCGGCCTGGTCCCACATTCCGCCCTCGTTGGTGATCTCCGGGTACGTGCGCCGGAATATCACCGCGCCGAAGTCGGGATTTGCCAGGTGTCGTATCGGCTCCAACAACAACGCCCACGTTTTCCCGCCCCCAGCGGCGCCCCCGAAAATCACGATGTCAGCCGGGCTACTGAGAAACTTCTCCTGTGGCCCCGGCTGTGCCCGTATCTGTGTCACGCCCATTGTCCGGTAGATAGAACGTCACCTGCGCCTCGAATTTTTGCGCCCCGCCGTCCGCGCCGGTCACTTCTGTTCGCTGCACAGGTGTACCCATCAGATAATCACCCAGCCATTTGCGAGCCGTACAATCGCCACGTCGCGCCTGCATAACCGCCTTCTTGACGATAGCCTTCCAGTCCTCAGTTGTGACAGCCGACACAGCGATGTCCATAAACCGCTCTTCGCGCTCTTTGCGCGGTCGGCCCTTTGGATTGCCGCTAACCCCTTTTGTGAATCGCCCATCAGGCTCCCGTACCACTGCCTGCTCCGATCCTGCTATCAGGAACTCTCCGCCTTGATTGCACTTTGCAGCGCCGACTTGATCTCTTTCAGAACTTGCAGGTTCGCGCGCAATTCAGCATACCGTCCGCTCATCTGCGCAAACTCAAGGCGCAATCCCAACAACTCACACGCAACACTCTCCAACAGTTTCACCTTGCCGTCATAGTCCAGATCAACAAGGGAAGTGTCGCTCAGTTCGCTCACCCTATCACTGCCCCTTCCGGTAGTAGTACGCCACGCGCGGCATCACCCGACCGTCAAGAGCCGTCGCGTAAATCTTCGTAACGCCCAGTTGCCCAGCATCCTGCAACGCATGGAGCCGCTTACACAGCCGGTCACGCCCGACGCCCGTCCCCGCCACCAACTCCACCATTGTCCGCGCGCCGTGCGGATTGCCGTCCGACGGCTCGGCCATCAAGGCGGCGATCAGGTCGTCTTCAGTGACCACGGTGCCGGACAAGATGCTCGATACAGATGTGTCTTGTGCGTCCATTCCCCGTCCTTACACCAGAACGTCATTCCGCCTACGTCGGCAATTTGCGGCAACCCCTTGCTGTTCACATAGGCTGTCCGCAGTTGCCACGCCGGGAGCGCGAACACACGAATACGGCACCGGGGGCTGTTCTCCTCGACGATATGATTGTGCGCCCGCAGCGCAATGTCCGGCACTCGCCGGCCGTTGTGCGCCGCTTCGTCCATCAGTTCGTAGGCCAGCCGATTGAGCGGATTGCTGCGCGTCCAGGGGAGCCTCCCAAGCGGTCCCTTGTGGCAGACGTTGAATAACACGCCAGATGCCAACAATGGTAGATCCCACCACGAGGCCAGGTCCCCGTTCGGTTCGGCGCCCATATCGCGCCCAAATTGCTCTTCGAGGTGGCTTGATGCGCCGGCGTGCGCTTCGGTTCCTCGTACCACGAACAACCGATCGATGGGCAGGCCAGTGAACACATGCTGCGCCGCCAGTTGCCAGTCGGCCGGGTTCAGTGACCACAGTTGACTTGTCCCGTGATGCTGGTTCTCAAACACGTCTCCGTCAAGAACACACCAGACCGGCGCGCCGGCCGCCTCGGTCTTGACCTTCTGCCAGTAATCTGTCCAGCACCGCCCAATCCACAATTGCGCCTTGCTCGCCCGGTAGGTGCCGCCGTCGTCGAGGTGTACGACCGGCGGACACAACCCCACTGTCGATCCGATGTGAGTATCCGCGATTGCTGCGACGACAATTGACAGGATGCATCCCCGTTATGGCTTATTGACAAACACCCCGACAGCCGATGCGACGGTGGTTGCAATCCCACCCAATACGGTCGCCAGGGTGCGCTCCTCTTTGTGTTTCGTTTCGTGCTGTACCCAGCGCTCTTGTGAACGCTCGCCCCACTTCTCCACGTACCGCAAGCGGATTTCGTGGTCTCCGATTTGCTGGCACACGCCGTCGATCTTGTCCGCGATGTTGTCGAGCTTGTTCCCGATCACTGCGAGGGTCACTCGCCCGTTGCTGTCTGCGTCTGGCATACGCAAATCTCCGCGACGTAATAGGTGGCTGCTACTCCCAACGCATGTATCGCCGGCAGGCTCCGTCGTGCGCAATACTCCGTCACTTCTAGCATACCACACCGACCCGTCGTTTCGGGGGGATATGTTTTCACACCCGCTGCCACCGCGGGCCGCCATAGTCCTCCGGATCGTCGTAGTAAATCGCCAACACACGGGATATGCGGCACAGATAGCGGTGCGCGCTGTTGTAACGGATGCCCAGCGCCTCAGCCACCTGGCGCGTCGTAAACCGTTCGCCGGCGTACAGTCGCCACACCAGCACCGCGCGCCGCTCTTCGGCGCTCATGTCGTCAGCGTCGCCCATACAGGTCGCAGCGGATCTCGCAGGCGCGCCGGTACTCTTGCTCCGCCAGCCACAGCACCGCCGCGATTGTCGCGAACACGCCGGCAAGGAACGTCAGGATGTATCTCATTTTTCACCTACTGCCCGCAATTCATACCCCGAAACGCCATGCAGGGCCAGGAACAGCGCCTCACTCCTAACCTCTTTTTCCAACTCGGAGACTTGATTTGAAATGTCATCGCGCTCTTCTGTCAGCCGCTTCACTTCGTCAAGCAGCCACCGGATGTCCGACGCCGCTTGCTCCGCCCATTCTGGCTGAACCAGGACGTAACTCACCCACGGGCCGCGCTGGGCGGCATTCAATCGCGCCTCGATGACCTCTATGCTCTTCATGGTTCACCAGCCTTTCGCTTCTCAACCCGCACGCCTTCTTGGTCTAGGCTCGCCAGCGGCATGTAGGTCATGTCATTTGGCATTGCGGTGTCATAGAGCGCGACGCCGTGCGTCTCCGACACACCCAGCACGCGGTAGCGTGTCTCGCCCACAACAACCGTGTCGCCTGGTTCAACGTCCATTGTCATATCCTCAACTTGCGCCACGTCTTATCAACCTGGGCGATTATCTGCCGAACACACCACTGGCGCTCGGCACGCATGGCAAAGGCGCGCTCGATCTTCGCAACCGCCCGCCATGCATTCCGCTGCGTGACACATCTCGCAATAGTGCGGTTCGCGCCGCACACCACCTGCTGTGTGCGCTCTAGTTCCTCGCGCGTCGCGTGCAGTTCGCTCTCCAACCGGCAAACCTGCGCCTGCAACTGAATAATCCGCTCTTGGTCAGTCATTGTCGTTTCTCCTCATCGACCACAATCAGCGTCCGCGTACAGTGGTGATCGAGGTCAATCCAGTCGCAGGCGAAATACGCGACATCCAGAATCGCAAACACGCGCTCATTGACCCGCCATCGTCCATCGATGCAGCGCCGCAGTTGACCGTGCTCCTCAGTGCGCTCGACATTGTCGGTGACCATCCGCACATCCATTCCGAGAATGCGCGGGAACGTCACCGATGCGTCGTGTTGGGAATTGATGCGTATGGTCATCTCTCCCCCTCCACAAACTTCTGCCCAAACAGGTTGACTCCGCCGTCGTCCTCACGAACCTCATAACCCGAAAATCCATGCACAGCCAAGAACGGCGCAACACGCTTAATCTCATCCAGTGCGGCGTCACACGCGGCGCCCAAGGACTCGACTCGCCGTGCCAATGCGTCACGGTCTTCGGTCAACTTCGCGACGCGGCTGTGCTCCTGCTCCAGAAGGCGGCGCAGGCGGTCGCAGTCCTCAATGAGCAGTCGGCAATTGGAGCAAGAGTCAGCGGTTTTAATCACCCGAAACGTTGACTCCCCAACACCCCCCTCCAGAAACACCAGCGTCATTACTGCCGCAGTACCGTAGTCGCTCATCGTCACATCTCCACCAGCGTTCCACTGGTAACGCATAGAATAATTGCCTCGCACAGCACCGCTCCGCCCCGAGCGCAGTTCTCCGCACAGTCGTCATAATATCGACAGTGGCGAACGCCCCATGAATATCGCATCACGCACCGCATGTTGGTGTGCCGATACGCCGCCGGCCGCTCGCCGATCACCGTCAGGTCGTACCAGGCCGGCGCGGTGTCGTAGCGATTCCACCGCGCGTGGTGTGTCAGTTGCATGGGGTCGCACCAAGTGCCGTTGCTGCGGCTTCCAACGCATTGAGGGTGGCTCGGGGCATTGCAACCTGTATCGCCCAACACAATTTGTATTTGCGATTTTCGTCTGCTAGTTGCTGTGCCAGGGCGGCCATTCTCTGCCGCGTCTCATCCGTCAGTGCCTCGATGTGCCCATAGCCATAATAATGGCCCCGTTCACGACCGGTTTCACGCGACCACATGGCCCCCCGAACGCGCAGGTATTTCGGAGTGGCGCGTTCAACCGTCCGCACCTCGGCGAACAACTTCCCATCCCAAAACCACGCTACCTCATCGCCGGCCTTCACATCCCAAAGTGTCATCGTCAGTCGCTTTCCGGTGCCGTAGCACCCCGCCGCATGTCGCCAGCCGTGACGTGGATCACTGCCATCCGCGCAACCGCCAATCACCAACGCCCGACAGGTCCACCAACCCAGCATCACGGCTCTCCATCATTCCCATCAGCCGCGACATGGCACGGTCTCCGATGCGCAGGCCGATCTGCGCCAAATCGAGATTGGTCGTCACCATCGTCGGTAACTTGCGCTCATAGCGACGATCCAGAATGCGCCAGTAGATGCCCTCGATCCACGTCTGCGACTCCGCCCGGACGTGCGCCGTGCCCAGGTCGTCGATCACCAGGAACTCAGCGCGGCGCAGGCGCCCGATGATCGTTTCCTCAGGCTCGCCACTGCCGCTGTAACTTGCCTGGATGCGCGCCACAAGATCGCATTCCGCGACCATCACGCACCGCAACTGCATGAAGTTGGCAACAACGCGCGCCAGATGCGTCTTGCCAACGCCACGGCCGCCGGACAGAACCAGCCCGAGCGGACCTGTCTTGTTGACAAACTTCGCCACGCGCCGGTGTGCGTCTGCCAGCTGCGGGCACCACGGCACGAAGCCCAGCCAGATGTCACGCTGTAGGTCGGCCGGTTCTGGTGAGGAGTCGTCGCATTTGCTCAGGGAGCTTCCCTGCATCATCGCCGCTTGAAACTGCTTGACCGTTTCGCTTATCGGTTCCATTGCTGCGTCCTTTTGGCTTCGGCTTGCCCCAGCTCTTGCATGAGGTACGCAGGCAGTTGATAGCGTGCCCCAGCGTCATCTTTTCCCGGTGCTGCCATTTGCTCACGTCCACAATGCGCTCATACGGAAACTCAGCGCCCACAGCGACTAACTCCTCACGCTGCGAACTGTTCAAATAACGCGCTTTCCACAAGGCAAGAAAGTGTCGCTCCAATGCCGTGTATTCTGGCTGTTTTGGCGTTGTCGCCGGCGCGTCAGCGACGGAAGAAGAGGACTCGGATTCTGGTATGGGTAATGGGTCATGGGATACGGGCATGGGGGGGGTTGAACTTCGCGTGAAGTTCGCAGGAACTTCGTCCGAACATTCTTGTATGTCACTGTCAATGTGCGCCTCGCGTGCGACGCGCATCCTCTCCTTCGCCGCCGCGCGATCCGCGATGACCTTCGCCGCTGGCGGGTTGTAGTCTAGGTAGTCGTGTATCTGGTAGCCACCCTCAACGCGCTCGAAAATGCCGGCGTCCACAAGGCGGTCAGCCAGTGCCAGCGGATCATCTACGTCTGCCACGAGGCGCCTGATCATCATTGCCGAAACGAATCCATCCGTCAGCCTGTTGGCGCAGTAGGACAATGCCAGCACGAATAACCCAGCCCCGGCGGTGCCGGCAGCGACCGTCTTCGGGTGGTCATAAAACCTGTCGTCAATCTTCGACCAGGGCATCGGTTATGTCCTTTGCGCCAGCGGTGGCGCGCTATCGTCGCGGTTTCTCGCCATGCTCAAAACGCGCTCGCCTAGCCTTGCTGTAGGCCGACGAAATGACCTCTGTCTCTTGCGACCAAAACTCTTCCCCTAGTTCATCTACGCACTTGCACAAGTTGTCCTCGCCTATACTGGAATATTCCTGAATCTCCCAGATATACGCGACTGGCTGAACAACATAACACCTCTTGCACTGCGCCCAGACCATATCAGGGTGATTGCGTACACCACTGAAGTCGTTAATAGACCTCATGTAATTCCACCGCCACATTTTTGGGGGCTGATCACCGTTGAAGTGATCCCCGGCTAAAAGAACCATCTTCTGCGTCGAGCGACACAGCATATACGCCTTGTGTGATGCATCATCGGTGACCGGACCGCCCTTGACCTCCAACCAGCAACTCAGTGCCGGTAGATAGAAGTCGGGCAAATACAACACGCCATCCAAGTCGTATCCCTCCGGCTCGTACTGGTACACCATGCCGAGCGCGTCGAGGAACACCGCCCATCGCGCTTCGAGCCGCGACCTGAAGCGGTATCCGTGGTAATGTGTTTCGATTGCCTTAATGGTGGGTTGCTCGTGGTCGGGCTGTGGGGTAGAATCGCGCTTAGCCATCGCGTACCTCCTTGCAGGTCGCTGTGGTTAGGGCACCGTCGGGGCTGCAACCCCGGCGGTGTCCCGCTATAACACAAAACGGTGTGGTCTTGCGGTTTGCCAGGTTCTTGTCACGGAAGCCGGGCGTTACGCAAAACCACACCGCTCTATGGGCAAATGAAAACGCTCGGCTGTCCGTGACACAGCCAGTATATACCCAATCCGCTAAGTTGTCAAGCGCCCTACTTGAACAGCAGCCCCGCGAGGTTATACCCGAAGTCGTGCGCCGCTTGCTTGACGGCTTCCTGGTCGGCGTTCTCGAACCACAGCAGTCCCGCCCCGACCGCGACCACTCCGATAACGATGAGCACCCACTCGACCACCGACCGCCAGTTGATGCGCATGGGTGTACCCCCCTTTCGGTTGGATTGTACCACGTTTCACGTAGGATGGTCACGGTGTCGCTCATTCCAGCACCCGCACGATCACCCAGGTGTTGTCCTCTCCCCGGTCACTCTTGCGCCGGGTGTCGTCTAGGCTGTCCACGCAGTTGTCGTTGGCGAACACGACGCCCTGCATGGCGTCAAGGATCGTCTTGATGAGGTTGTCTAGGTCGCTCTTGCCGAAGTTCGTGGCGATCTCGAAGCGGATCGTCACGCCAACCCGGACGCCGGCCGGCAGCATATCCCAGCCCTCGGCGTGCATCTGGGTCCACATCTGGTACATCAGCGATTGGCGGCAGTTGAGGTAGGTCTGCGCCCGCGGTCCCCACTTGCTGCGCTGGGTCATGCGGACGGCCGGGACAATGCGGCCCTCAAGCGCGAAGTCGTAGGTGGTCATTCGGCGTCGTCCAGTCCGAGCGCACGGCGTAGGGTGCGCTTGCGCTTGCCGGTCAAACGCCACGCTGCCAGAAAATCGAGCGTGTAACGCATCTTGTGCCATGTGTTCGGTACGTGCCACCCGCTCCGGAGCGTCATCCGATTCACCGTCGCCGCCCGTTTCCACAGCCGCGCCCAGGTCAGGGCGTCTTCACAACGCTGGTTCGCCAGTGCGTATGCTTTCCTAGACCACATATCGTTGGTCTCATACTCATTCGTCAGCCGCTCGACCTCAGCCCGGGCGGCGTCGCGCTCGGCTGTCAGTGCAGCGACCTCGGCGCGCAACGCCCTCGCTGCCTCTGGCTCCTCCACATGACACAGCCAGCCGGCTTTCGTTGCCGCCTCCACCCATGCACGATCATCGGCCATCATCACTCCCTCCCCGACCGGCACACGCAGTAGCACATACCGGCGCACAGCAGCGCGAACACCAGCAGCGCGATGCAGATGGGGGTCATTCGTCGTCACTCACAAGGCACGACTGGCAGCGCGGCGTGAGGGCGCAGTCGCTTACGAACGGGGAACCGCACTGCTGGCACGTCAGGTGGTACTGCTGGCTGGTCGCTTGCGGCTCTAACGCGGCGCGGGCACAGGCACCACCGTCTACCAGTGCCGCTATTAGCCCCTCGTTTGCGGGGCAATAGTGTGCCTCTTCAGCATACCACCTTAGCGCGTCCTCGTATCGCTGGTTCTTCTGGCGTCGCTGCCTGTTCTCAGCACGCAACTCCCTCAGCTCATCGCGCTGCTTTGCCAGCGCCTCTCCCAATGGTTCATACTCGTTCCACGGAACTGTCATTGCTGCACCAACTCGCCGCGCACCTTGTCCAACCAGTCCATGCGCCCACGATGAAACTCAAATAGACAATCTCCTGTACTCACCGGCATCAGCTCCGCGCCACGCGCCAGAAGTGCGCGGAGGCGGTCGTTGTCGACGCGCAGGTTGTCGCGTTCTTTTGCGATTGCATCTGTCACGCCAGCCGAATACCAGCGGTCATCGTTCGTCGCAATCGGCTCTATGTGGCAGCACTCAAAGCAATACCACCCGGCCCCAAGAAACCGTCCATCAGCCTCGCAATAGGGGCACTTGTCCGGTCTGTTGACGACTATCTGTGCTGCCTCGCTCATCTCATCCCCCTCCCAATCCACGCCGCGAACATTGCGCCCGCGACGAACACACCCACCAGCCCGTACAGCATCACCCCGTTCATCGCGTCACCTCACAGAATGCGATCATCAGCTTCGTCAGCAGCGTTGGCACTTAGTACCCTGGTAATCCGTCGCCCCTGCTGCGCAGTGTCCACATCCTGCGGATACAATCAGAGCATATGCTTCCGCCATATCGTTGTCCTCCGCAGTGAGGGCAAATGCCACGACCGCGGGGATTCGCGCGTTGTGCGCCCTCAATTCTGTGGAGTTCGCTGCGCTCATCTGCCGTCAGCCGTTGCCACCATTCCCTATCGCGTCTCATCGCGTCACCTCGCAGTACGCCCACATACACGCCAGCACGAGCGCCAGCGCGACGAACCAGCCGATGATGTGCCGGGATTTGGTCATCATATCGGATCACCGTTGCCAATCGCTCGCAGTTCGATCAACGCGGAATAGCAATCGACGCACAATTCCCCGTGCGCCGTCGCCGCCCCGCAATGTCCGCATTGTCGGTCGGAGAAGCGCCTATGCTTGGCGTCCCATTCCAGCGACACGAGTTCTTTGCGTAGTCCGAATTTCAGTCTGCCCCACCATTCTCTGGTGCGTTTCACATTCCCCTCCTCAATTGCCGCCGGCCGACGCGGCGGCGGGTTAGCAGCGAACGACCTTCATCAGCCGCCTAAACCTCTCCACTTCGACGCGGTGGGCAGCATCTCGTTCCGACCACCACGCCTTGGAGCATTCGCGACTACAAAACACCTTGTAGAAACCACACCTGTCCTGATCTACTATCGGTGACGCGACCTCTGACATCAGCCGATGGCACTGGTCACAAACCTCATCGGGCGGGAACGGGCCGGGGCAATCACCCCACTTGTACTTCTTGTCGCTCGTTCGCATCACATCCT